CAAGAGTACCAACGGAGTGCTGGTGACTGAACGACGGTTAGTTCAGCATCGTTGGTTCCGCGGCGCTTTCACTTACTTCTTTCCGGAGACGTTTCTTTCCGGGAAGTTGCGTGATTACGCCATTTTGGCCAAGCAAATTGGCCTGGAACCATCGCCAGCAGTATTGTGGCAGATTACTCCGTGGAGCTGGGCCATTGACTGGTTCTCGAACGCTGGGGATGTTATCTCCAATTGGTCGAGTTTTCACCAGGATGGCCTCGTGATGCTCTGGGGGTATCAGATGGAACATACCATCGTTTCAGATACCTACAGTCTGATCGGGGCCCGTTATAACGACGGATCCCCCGTATCAGTCCAAGACCTAACCTTGGTCACTGAGACCAAGATAAGGCGAGGAGCATCCCCCTATGGATTTGGACTGAAGTATGGAAACCTTAGTGGTTTCCAGCAGTCCATTTTGGCTGCCCTTGGTTTATCCAAGTTGCGGCTGTAGTTGTACTACGACCAAAACACCAAATAGGAGTAATGCCACAATGTCATTTGCCGATCCGCAGTCTGTCACCTTCCCTGCGCCGCTTTCGGCGACGGTGAGTCTGCCCCGCGTTAGCGTGGGTCAGTACGCATCGTCGTACTCGAGCAGCGACGGGCTGGTGACGCTCACCGCCTCCTCCCAGATCGGGAAGAGGACGAGGAGAGTACTGCGACTCGACCACAACAAGATCAGCGCGGATGTCTTCACGCCGTCGGTTAACATCAAGCAGGGTATGTCTACCTACTTGGTGTTTGACTTGCCGGCGGTGGGATACTCCAACGCTGAGGAGCTCGCTGTCTATAACGGCCTTAAGGGCGCTATGACGGCGACTACCGACCTGCTCATCACCAAGCTTCTTGGAGGTGAGTCTTAGGTCCGGAACCCTTCTCGGGTTCCGCCTTGTTGTGGTTATTTGCATGCGGGGGCCCGGGTTGTATACCGGGCCCTCGCGCCACTCACTTTTTGGTTGAGTGTCGCAAATTGCGGGTGTCATCTGGCTCAGGATAAGCAACCTCTATAAGGAGGGCTTATGAAAAGCCTGATGTTACTCTGGAATACTCTCGCCGATGATTTGGCGAGAGGATGTCGCATTAGCACCACCCGCGACCAGAAAACGGTCGCGTGGCGTGTCAAACATGAGGGGATGTCGTTTTTGACGATATCTCTTCCGCAGTTCGGAAAAGACTTCGAAAGAAGTCTTGACCGTGGCTGTTTGACCCGACAGGATTTCCAAGGTTTTTCGTGGAAATCTGGTCTCCCTGTATTTCTACAGGGTTTCCTCGGGCTTGTGTTTGACACAGGTACTGGTCGATTGTTGGACAGGCCAAACATCGAAGCAATACATGCAGTAAGGCAATTGACGTTGCTTTATGGCAAGTTGTTCCTTCTTTCTAACCAAAAGAGGGAACGTGCTGCGATGAGCGGTTATGTCCAATGTGATCAGGAAGTCCGCGAGAACGATGCAAGGATGACTGCCGAACAAAGGCGGCAGTTCGTCCGCGTATCTAACCTCGTGCTCGGGCGTGTGCTCGTCGACATTGACAGAAGTTTCGTCAATGGAGACGCGCTCATACCGAGTCATGGACCAGGAGCAACGGCTGACGGTCTTAAAGGTAACCGTAAGTACGTGCAAAAAACCTGGCCCATGCGCCTCGAGAAGGTCTTTCATTCGATTGACCATCTCGTCCCTAGTCCCTCATATTATGAGGCACTAGAAGGCGTGGACTTCCTAGAACCCGAGGCTGAGATTCCCGTTAAGGTAATCTCAGTCCCTAAAACGCAAAAGACACCCCGTATTATCGCACAAGAGCCTACTGCTATGCAATATGCACAGCAGGCGGTTCGTCATGTGATATACAGAAAGGTTGAGAGGGATAACCTCCTCAATTCCTTTATCGGCTTCATGGATCAGACGCCTAATCAGCGCCTGGCCTGTGAAGGCTCTTCTAACAGAGAGCTGGCTACGCTAGACCTTAGCGAAGCTTCCGATCGTGTCTCTTACGAGCATGTATGTGACCTGTTGGCGTTGACTCCTCATTTGTTTGAGGTCATCGACGCATGTCGGTCACAGAAGGCTCGTGTGCCTGGTCACGGAGTTATTCCGTTGGCCAAGTTCGCGTCTATGGGTTCAGCTCTTTCTTTTCCCATTGAGGCAATGGTGTTTCTAACCATTGTTTTCATCGGGATCGAGAACGAGCTCAATCGGCCATTGACCCGTAAGGACGTTGAGTCCTTTACGGGTCGGGTGCGTGTCTTCGGTGACGATATTATCGTCCCCGTTGACTATGTGCAATCAGTGATTCATTCACTCGAGGACTTTGGTCTGAAAGTGAATCAACACAAGTCTTTCTGGACTGGAAAGTTCAGAGAGTCTTGTGGGAAGGAGTACTATGACG